CACTCACAGGATCAAATCCAGGAAAGTTAAATTTGTTATTGAAAAATTCCGCAGGGGACCCTTGTTTTAGTAGCGCAGTTGATGGCCGCATAACAGCAGAAAATATTTCTATTCAGGGTGGAGATTTAGCTCGTGGAAATATAACTATTACAGAATTACTCAAGTAATATAGTGTAATAGAAATAGAATGTCAAAATTAGAGTTCAAACAATTGAATCACAAAACAAGATTCAAGGAACGTAAATTTAGATTTACTCAAAATCAGGTCGATTTTTTAAAAACCGCGCTTGATGACGAAACAAAACTGATGTTTTTATCTGGACCCGCTGGGACTGCAAAGACGTATATGGCCGTATACTGCGCTTTGCAACTCATGATGGACTCTGACCTTGAAAAGGACATCCTATACGTAAGGAGCATAGCTGAAAGCTCTCAGAGAAGCCTTGGCTCGCTTCCTGGATCTATTGATGAGAAGTTTGGCGTTTTCGCCACTCCGTTTTACGATAAGATCGAAGAGATGCTCCACACACCAGATATAAAATTCCTGCGCGAGAAAAGGCAATTCGAATGTATGCCAGTTAATTTTGTAAGAGGCGCGAACTGGAATGACAGGGTCGTTATTGTTGATGAGGCTCAAAACTTTACATATAACGAACTAATGACAGTTCTAACCAGAATTGGCGAAGATTCTAAGATTATTATTTGCGGCGATATGATGCAGAGCGATATTCGTGGAAGCGGATTCGCAGAAATCTTCAACGCATTTGATGATGAAGAGTCAAAAGAGAAGGGAATTTTCTGCACAAGATTCGGCACAGAAGATATTAAGAGAAGTGAAATTTTAAAGTTCATTGTATCTAAGTTAGAAAAATAAAATTTAAAAAATTATTTTTTATCTTATTATGAACCATGACTAAATTTTGTTTTAATTGTGGGCATAAGCTAGAATACAAATTCAATCCACCCAATTTTTGCCCAAACTGTGGCACTAGTATTAACAAAACTTCATCCAAAAAGGACGAAGATATTCCCGCGTGTAAAACTTCAATCCCCTCTAAAGCTAGTGAAACCTCTGACGGTTATACTGATTCAGCTTTTGTCCCAAACATTTCAAGTCTGCAATATGAGTTGGATGACTTTGGAGCAAGCCATCAACAAACCATAGGTTCTCTAGGAGGAAAGCAAGCCCCCAAAAGAAGACGGAATAATACCAAAAGTATCGACGATCTGTAATGTACAGTTTCGAAGACAAACTAAAGGAAATCGAAGCGGCTCTAGAGCGTAAAAGATCAAAATGGGATTTAGACGCTTTAGCATATATTGATTACGACGACATCAAACAAACAATTATGTGCCATATACATAAGAAGTGGCACCTATGGAACCAATCAAAGCCAATAGAGCCTTGGTTAAGCAGAGTAGTGTCCAATCAATTTAAAAACCTTTTAAGAAATCATTATGGTAATTATGTACGACCCTGCCTTAGATGCAAATTCAATTCTGGCGGGACAAGCTGTTTGAAAACAATCAGCGGCAATCAAGACCAGTCTTGTGCCGAGTATGGAAACTGGGCAAAAAAGAAAAAAGCCGCCTATGATATAAAACTAGCTGTCACCATGGAAAATCATACTAATGAAATATACCAAAGAAAAGACACTTTTCTTGATTTGGAATCAGCGTTAGGAAAATTACAAAAAGAAATTGAATCAGAAATCACCCCAAGACAATTCAAAGCTTTCCAAATGCTCTTCATAGAAAACAAAACAGAAGAAGAAGTTGCAAAATATCTTGGATTCAAAACAACCGAAAGAAAAAGATCAGCAGGTTATAAGCAGATCAAAAATTTAAAAAAGATTTTCCAAGAAAAGGCGAAACAAATCATAAAACAGAAAGATATTATATGATTGAATTAACCAAAGAACAAGAAGAGCAAATTTTAGAAAGTTTTCAGAAAGACCCCAACATCTTAAACATAACCCGTACTGTGTTTAAGGATGATAAACTTGATGGCAGGTCAAAAGAAGGTAGAGCAGTCACAAAATATCTTGCAGAAAACGGCTTCAAAACAAAAACCACAAAACGCAAAAAAGCAGAAGAAATAGAGCTAAGTGAAGAGCAGTTAGATAAAATTGAAGAACTTAAAGGCGATGGTTTAAATACTTCTGAAATTGCAGATATTATTTTCGGCGGGAAAACCACAAGACTTTCAAAGCCCTGGAGAGTCATTAACGATATTGTAAACCAAGAAAGAGAAGAGGAAAAGGAAAGAGGTCAAGACGCCGCTGGCAACTACGTTCCCCCTCAAGCTATTTCTAGGATCATTAAAAAAATCAACGATTCTACAGGTTATGGATTAGAGGAAGATAAAATGTCGCGCAATCAGAAAGCTTGTTGTGACAAACTGCGTATCAATCTTAGTAATTCACGATTTGTTGCTATCGTAAACAATTATACAAATGCCAGAGACAAGGAATTGTTTGAGCAGGAGTTTATCAGACTGACTTGGGACAAGCCAGACCTTACTGCTGATGAACTTAACTTGTATATGAATGTTGCGAAGGAAATTATCAACCTTGAGTTAATTACAGGTCATTTGCAAAAACTCAACGATATGTTTGAAAGCGCTGATGACCAAGACGAAATGACGGTGCGTCTGGCTGAAATTATTAAGGCTAAAAGCTCCGAATATCATCAATGCGAAACTCGTATTGAAAATTTAACAAAGAAACTTCAAGGAGATCGTGGAGCGCGTTTGGCCAGTAAACAAAAAGATACGGCCTCGTTTCTCTCTATTGTACAACTTTTTCAAGAAGAGGAGGAAAGACAAAATATGGTCCGAATTGTAGAAATGCAAAAACAAGTAATCAAAAAGGAGGCTGAAAAGCTAGAAGGCATGGCGGCTTGGAAAGCTCGCGTTCTAGGTATTGGAATTGACGATGTCTTATAAATGCAAAGAATGTGGAGCAGAGTTTGACTCTGAAAAATCACTGCACAGTCATCTTAAAGCACATAAGATGTATGTGGCGGATTACTATGTAAAACATTACCCGCGTTTTAATAAACTCAACGGCAATCCACTGCCATTCAAGAAGAAGGAAGAATATTTCGAAAACGATTTCATTAACCGTTCACAACTTGTAAAGTGGTGCGAGTCAGCACCAGATTCAGAGGTTAAGGATTACATTATCGAACTCGCCCAAAGGAGAATCAAACAAAAGAAATATACTCACGCGCCATTTTATCTAGAGTTATTAAAACGCCAACTACCCGATTTGGACGTATACAAGAAACACTTTGGGACATACATAAAAGCTTGCGAAGCTATGGGCGCCAAGCCCATCTTTAACAAGGGTATGCCCAAAGAATTCAGCGAAAACGTCGATATGGAGGTTTTGATAGATACTAGAGAGCAGCAACCATTGGAATTTCCTAAATCACAAATTTTAAAATTAGATTTTGGAGATTATACGTTGGGTGGAAATAATTTTTCAAATACTTTTGTAGATAGAAAAAGCGCTGGTGACTTCTTATCAACATTTGGCGGCCAAGTAGATAGATTTAGAAGAGAAATGAAAAGATGTGTGGAGCTTGACAGTTATATGTATATCGTTGTCGAGAAGCCAATTAAAACTATAGAAAAAGAAGCTATATTTACTAGAGGCAGAAGGGCGCCTAAATTGGGCTGGGTATTCTCAAACTTAATTTCGATTCAACACGAATTTGCAGGAAACTGTCAATTTGTCTTTACAGATAACAGAAAGCACAGTGAAGAAATCATTCCAAAACTTTTGCTTTTGGGTGAGAAGCTGTGGAACGTAGATGTACAATACTTTTTAGATAAGGAGAGAGAATGACTTGGGATCTTGGAAATCAAAAGCCACTAAAAAGAGAGCCTGTTAACCAGCAGGTTCTAGAACTTGAAGGATATTTAGAAGACGTAAAAGCTAAAATTTGGTTATATAAATTTTTAAAAGAAAACGTAACTTTTACCACGGAATTGTTGACTGGCATTGAGCTTTTCCCATTCCAGCATATGGCTGTTAAAGCTATGATGGAGAACGATTACTTTTTGGGAATCTGGTCTCGTGGTATGTCCAAATCTTTCTCTACTGGCATTTTTGCTTTACTGGACGCGATGTTAAATCAGGGTGTACATATTGGAATCATTTCAAAATCGTTTCGTCAATCTAAGATGATCTTTCGTAAAATAGAAGATATATCACAAGACCCTAAAGCTGAACTGTTTAGACAATGTATAGGCAAAGTAAGTAAGTCTAACGATGAATGGTCTATGCAGATTGGCAAGAGTCGTATTACTGCTTTACCTCTTGGCGACGGTGAAAAACTTCGTGGTTTTCGTTTCCAACGAATCATTATTGATGAGCTTCTACTTATGCCAGAAAAGGTTTTAAACGAAGTTATTATGCCGTTCCTTGCCGTTGTTGAAAACCCAACGGAAAGGCAAAAAATTAAAGACGCCGAAGACGCCATGATTGAGGCTGGCAAAATGACAGAAGAGGAAAGAACGGAGTGGCCGTCGAATAAAATGATTGGTCTATCATCCGCATCCTACAAATTTGAGTATCTCTATAAAATGTACCAAGCCTATGAAAATATGATTTTCAATCCTGGGGCGAAGAATCAAGGTAGAAGATGTATTATGCAATTTAGTTATGATTGCGCTCCAAAAGCTTTGTATGATGAGAATTTGATTTCTCAAGCAAGGGGTACAATGAGCCAATCTCAGATTGATCGAGAGTTTAATGCCCAGTTTACCGATGACAGCGCAGGTTACTTCAAAATCAGCAAAATGGCTGAATGTACTATTGAAGACGGCGAATCACCAGCAATTGAAGTAGCTGGAGAAGAAGGTTCAGAATATATTTTGGCGTTTGACCCATCTTGGTCTGAATCAGAAACTTCTGACGACTTTGCTATTCAAGTTATAAAACTTTTACCAGAAGAAAAGAAAGGTGTTGTAGTTCATAGTTATGCACTTCCTGGGACAAACTTGAAGAAGCATATAATTTACTTTAAATACCTTTTAGATAACTTCAACATTATTATGATTGTAGGAGACTATAATGGTGGGGTTCAGTTTATCAACTCTTGTAACGAAAGCGAAATCTTTAAGAAAGAGAAACTGGAGATTGGTGTTTTTGAGGCGGGGTTAGATAATCCACACGAATATGTAAAAGATTTAAAAGAAGCTAGAAGAAACTACAACCTTTCTAATAAAAAGATATGTCATCTGAGAAAACCAGTATCAGTTTGGATTAGAAATGCTAACGAAATGTTACAAACTACTTTTGATAGAAAGAAATTGTACTTTGCCGCCACAGCTATGGATGATAACTACTCGATACAGAAGGCTAAAAAAATACCAATCAAAGATTTAAAATTCTCAAAGTACGAAGACGAAAAAAATGTTGGCGCCAAAATGATTGATTTTATTGAGCATCAGAAAGACATGATAGACTTAACAAAGGCTGAGTGCGCTTTGATACAGGTATCTACGTCTGCTGGTGGTACTCAAAGTTTTGATTTGCCAAGCAATCTAAAAAGACAAAAAGGTGTAGATAGACCAAGAAAGGACTCATATTCAGCTTTGGTATTAGGAAATTGGGGAATGAATATATATTATGATATGATGGATATCCCAGAGGACAGTAATCAAGGATTTACTCCAATGTTCTTGTAAAAAGTTAGGAAAGTGACTTTTAAAAAGTGTAATTAACTTTATAATAAGTTATGTCCAAAAGAAAATATAATAAAAAATCGGATTATTGGAATAAATTTCAAAAAGCTGCCCCGCAAGTATCGCAAGCGCAAGAGGCTGTTGAGCCAGCAACTGCTGGTGAATCTTATTATAAGTCTTTGGGGTCGTACAGCAGATCAGGATCATTAAGTAATTTAAATAGCAATAACACAAGCACCAGGATTAACAGATCTTCTGTAACGGCCCCACTTAATAAATACAGCCAAATCCGCGCTGGACTCCTACCTTATGAAATCTCTTCTGATGGAATTAATGTAAGGGAAGCTATCGAGCTTTGTCAAAAGGCTTACGCCAATGTGCCTATTTTTAGAAACACAATTGATATGATGTCAGAGTTTGCGAATGCTGAAATTTATCTTGAGGGCGGCAATGCAACTTCTAGAGATTTTTTCATGAAGCTCTTTGACCGAATCAAATTATGGGATTTAAAAGATCAGTATTTTCGTGAATATTATAGAAGTGGTAATATTTTTCTTTATAGACTTGATGGTAAGTTTGACCTTAATGACTTTAAAAAATTTTCTAAAATCGTAGAAGGCCAACCAAAAGAAAACAAATTCCCACTAAAGTATATTGTTTTAAATCCTTTTGAGATTGTCGCTAAACGTAGTACAGTTTTTAATACAAAAGATGGCTCCTATGCAAAGATTCTTTCTGAATTCGATATGGAAAGATTGGCTAACCCAAAGGATGACTACGATAAGGCTGTATTTGAAGCTCTTGATCCAGAAGATCAAAAATCAATTAAAGATGGCGCTTATTTTAAAGATGGCCTTAAAATTAATCTAGAAAACGAAAGACTAGCTTATAGCTTTTATAAAAAGCAGGACTACGAGCCATTCGCTATTCCATTTGGTTATCCTGTTCTTGAGGACATTAACGCTAAAATGGAAATGAAAAAAATGGATCAAGCGATCACGAGAACAGTAGAAAATGTTATTCTTATGATCACCATGGGCGCAGAACCAGACAAGGGTGGCGTTAATCCAAACAATGTGAAGGCTATGCAGCAACTTTTCCAGAACGAGTCTGTCGGACGGGTTCTTGTGTCCGATTATACCACAAAAGCTGATTTTGTTATTCCTGATATTAACAAAGTTGTAGGCCCACAAAAATACGAAGTAATCAACCAAGACATTAAAGAAGGATTACAGAACATTATTTTAAATGAGGATAAATATAACGGCGCACAAATCAAGGCTCGCGTATTTTTAGATAGATTAAAAGAAGCTCGTGAAGCCTTTATTCACGATTTCCTTCAACCAGAAATCCGCCGCATCTCTAAAGATTTAGGTTTTAGACAATATCCAACTGTAAAATTTAAAGATATTGATCTTCGTGATGAAACGCAGCTTATGCGAGTAGCTACAAGATTAATGGAGCTTGGTATCCTTACCGCCGAACAAGGGATGACATTATTCCACACTGGAAGATTCCCACAAGCAAGTGAATTAGAATCGGCACAAGAGAAGTTTGTAGATCAAAGAGAAAAAGGTTATTTTAATCCAGTTGTTGGAGGAGTGCCGATGATGCAAGATGAAGAAAATGATTCTACTCCAAAAGCAAAACCAACTGGAGGTATGGCTGGCCGCCCAGAAGGATCTAAAGACCAATTTTCTAGAGAAAATATTCAAGCAACAATTTACGAAGTTGAAGCATTAACATCTATAGCGAAAGAAAAAATGCTAGGCAAACTTGGAGCAGAATTGCTTACCAAAGATCAGGAAAAAATGCTTAATACTCTTTGTGAGTCGGTTGTCTGCGCTTCCCAAAAAGAAAATTGGCAAGAAATGATTGTTTCTTGTGTAAATGATTTTAATGAAATTGAAAAATTAGGAACACTGGAAGGTATTTTTGAAATTTCAGATGCACATAAATTAGAGCTTTATCCATCAGCAATTTTATACCATTCAAACGAAAAAAATTAAAAAGAATGCATAAATACACAACAAATTTTGATTTTGAAGTAACTGCTTGCCAAGAAATTGGGGGCATTGACATTTCAAAAGCTAATATACAGAATTTAAGAGGTTTAATCCCAACATCTATTGATCTGGATAAAAATATAGACTTAATGGGTGTGGCATTTAATGCGGCAGTAGTCAATGAATTTAATAAAAACGGAGATGGTATAAGTACGAAAACTGCTATCGACTCTGTTCAGCAGTTTGTCCACAAACCAACAAATATAGAACACGATAAAACAAAAATCGTAGGGCATATTGTTAATGCTGGATTTAGTGACTATTCGGATAGCACAATTCTTATAAATGTTGATGAGAATGAGCAAAATCCTTTTAATATAGCTTTAGGCGCAGTTGTTTATAAAACCATAGACAAGGACTTTTTTGAAACCCTAAGAAAAAGTACTGACCCCAAAAGCAAGATGCATCAAACCGTTTCCGCGAGTTGGGAAATTGGTTTTAGCGAATATCAAATCGCTGTTGGAAGCAAAAACCTAAAAGAAGCAGAAATTATTTCAGACCCGAAAAAGATCACAGAAATGAAAGGTATGCTGAGAGCTTTTGGGGGAAAAGGAGTAATGGATGATGGTACTCCAATTTATCGTTTAATTGTAGGAGATGTTTATCCTTTGGGCATTGGTTTTACTATGAAGCCAGCCGCAAATGTTAAAGGAATTATTAGTAAAGATTTCGAAGAAAAAGAAGAAGTTGAAAAATCTGATAAATCACAAGCTGCGCAATTAAAAAAAATATCTAACAAAATTTCACAAAATTTAAAAAATACTGTAAACAATACTAAAATCATGGAATTAGAAACTCTACTATCAGAAATCAAAGCATCTCTTACTGAGAAGAAATTCTCCGAAGAGGCTATCGCTGGCATGACTGCAACTTTTGCAGACGCCATTAAACAAAAAGATGAAGAGTACCAAGCTTCTCTTGAAGCTGCAGAAAAAGAGAAGGTCAAAATCGCTTCTGCGAATGAAGAACTTCAAGCTTCTGTAGAATCTATTAAGGAAGAACTTAAGTCTGCTCAAGAACACATTGCCGAGTTCGAAGCTGCGAAAATTGCTGAAGAAGCAGTTGCTCGTTTTAATACTCGTATGGAAGAAATCGATTCTCTTTACGATCTCGAAGAAAGCGATGCCGCTTTCATCGCTGAAAAAATTAAAGGTCTCGACGAAACCGAAGAATCTTTCGCTTCGTTTAAGAGTGAGCTTGAAGTTTTTTGGGCTTCTAAAAATAAAGAAGCTAAAGCTAAATTCGAAGAAGAGATTAAGGCTCGCGTTGATGCAGAAATCGAAAAACGCCTTACTTCTCAAGCTTCCGAAGAAACAGAAGAAGAAGTTGACGTTGAAGAAGCTCTTGCAAATGCAGAGCAAACCAACGAGGAAATTCCTAACAACAACGAAGCTCAAGCTTCTGCAAAAACTTTGAAGGATAGGTTTGCTGCTGCGTTTAGCCGCGAAAACATCCTTGGATAAAAAACAAAATTTAAACTTAAAAAATTATGGCACTTAGATTACTCCCATTCAGACAATATAATGAGCAAGACGTTGTTAACGTTTTCGCTCTTCAAAACGCTGACGTTCTTGAGTCCACCACTGGTGACGGCAAAGGTTCTAACGGCGTTTTTGTAAAGGTCACTGACGGTAATTTTGACCAAGATGTTATTACCTATGGTTCTAACAGCTACCTTGGCAAGACAGATTACCCATTCGTCGGTGGCGATATGTATCCCACTAACCCTCTTGAAGTTGCTGCTACTGCTTCTGGCGAAATTCCTCTTGGATTGACCCTGAATCAAACAGCCAAGACTGATGAGAATGGTGAAAAACTCATTTACAACACAACCAAGAAAGAAGAGCTTCAGGCTGTTCTCCCTGGCCAAACTGTTCCTGTTGCAACTAAAGGTATCTTTACGTTGAGCGCAAATGCTATCGAAGGTGGCGCAGCTTCTGTGTTTACTATCGGTGACGGCTTCGAAGTTGCTGGTGATGGCACTGTAGGTCCTGCTACTGTAGGTTCTGCCGCTTCTCTTGGCATGGTTCTTGGAACTGGTTCTCGCAGTTCTCAAGGTGGCCTTACTGACCAGTTCGCTGGTGATTATGTTATCGTCAAACTTGGTTAATAAGAAAGGAACTTTATAATATGAAAATTACTTTAAAAAATACTCCAGAACAAGTCGAGCTTGTAAAAGCAATGGCTTCTCGCAACCGTGATGTTGCTTACGAAGCTCAAACTGCTCTTGCTGAGTTCATCGGACCTGTTCTCGCGGAAGTTATCAACAATGCTCCTGCATTGTCTAACCTCTTCACTACTCTTCAGTACAACGCTGATGACAATCCTTCGATCCCTTTGGATTTGTACTTCGACGTTTCTGATGAAGATTATGTTCAAGTTTACAGCCAAAGCCGTGCTGGCGGTCTTCCTACTTCGGAAGTTCTTCCAACATCTGCTGAACTCAAGATCGCTACTTACAGCCTTGATTCCGCTGTAAGCTTTGACCGTCGTTATGCTGCGAAAAGCCGCATGGACGTTGTCGCTAAGACAATGACTCGTGTTGCACAAGAAATTCTTCTTAAGCAAAACAAGATCTCCGCAAATGTTGTCATGAAGGCTCTTGCTAATGCAGAGACAAATGGCCTGAAGCACGTTCAAGCTTCTAATGCTGCTAACCGTTTCGTTCTTGCTGATCTTAACAGCATGATCACACGCTCTAAGAGAGTCGTTACTTCCTTTGTTGGTGGTACTCCTGACGCTCGCCAAGGTCGCGGTGTAACTGATATCATCTGCTCTCCTGAGATCGTTGAAGAGCTTCGTGCTATTGCTTACAACCCAATCAATACCAAAGATGCTGCTGGTGGAGCTGCTGCTGCTGGCCAAGAGATGCAAACTGCAGACGTAATTGCAGAGCAAGCTTTCCAAGCTGCTGGCGCTCCTAGCTTCTATGGCATCAATGTTATTGAGCTGAATGAGTTTGGTGCTGGCCAAGCTTTCAATACTATCTTCGATACAGAAGCAGGAAGCACTAACTATGGTGGCCACATCACCAATACGTTCACTCCTGCTGATGACGAAATCATCGTTGGTATCGACCGCAGTCGCGAATCTCTTGTTCGCCCAGTTGCTGTCGACGCTGAAAACGGTGGTGAGTTCAACCTTATCGCTGATGATCAATACAGCATCCGTCAAAACAAGATCGGTTACTTCGGTTCTCTCGAAGAAGGTCGTATCGTTCTTGATGACCGTGCGCTTGTAGGTATGATTGTTTAATAAAAACAATTAACTAAATTTAAGGGTCGCCTTTCGGGGCGGCCCTTTTTTTTGAATTTTTTTATTTTATTTTTATAATACAATTATGGATGAATTATCTAAACAGATTAACGAAGAAGGACAAAAGCATACAGAACTTCTCGACGCAATTCCTGCCCCCAAAGAAAAGGTGCAAGAATTTATGGAAAAGGTAGAAGAACATTTAAAAAACGAATCAATCGCCATAGAAAACAATGAAGTCAATAACGGAGAAATGCAAAAGGAGGATAAATTAAAAGATCTGCAATATGCAGATGGAAAAGAAAGAGATGAAATTGACGAAATTGAAGCTCAAGAAAAATTAAGAGGGGTAGATGTTATCTCTCCATTTGGGACATCCAATACCAAGGTTTTTAAAAGAAAACTAGAATCCATGACTGCTGTTAAAAAAGCAAAACTGGCAGAAAGGGTTGGCGCTAGAGTTTTCGCAGATACGGATCTACAAGACGAAGTTCTTATTAAATCATTCCATGAGTGGCGAGGAACAAACTGGGGTTCTTCTGGAAGTAGAACAGAAGAGAAAGTTAAAGCTTTAGCCTCGGATTCTTTGGAGGATTTTGAAAAAAAATTAAAAGGCAAAACGCTTTCTGAACTTCAAGAAATGGCGATGAAGTTGGGTTTTTCTCCAAGCTTTGACCGTATCAGGCTAATTTCAGCATTAAAACAAGCTTATTTGAAGCGTGGTTGATCTTTTTTGTGTAATACAATGTATGCAAAATGAATCAGATAATATTTTAGATAACTTAACTTTTACAAACGGAAAAGAAAAAGTTGAAGAGGTTGACGCTCCAAAGAAAAAAGTCGCAAAAAAAACAGCTAAAAAAGAATCAAAGTATTCTAAAGAGTATTTGAACAGTCTCAGTTCTCCTAAACTTAGGGCTTTATGTGTCAAACTTGGTATAAAAGTATATGGTGATAGAGCAGACATGATTGCAGATATTTTAAAAAAATAATTAAATGAGTAACATAGGAACTCTTGCCACATCCATATTTCAAAACGAATTTGATTCTGCAGGGATTACTGTTGAATCTATTTCTGGCTGGCTAGAAAACAATCTAGGCGAATTGAATAATTTGCTTTATAGTAGTTTTTCTGGGGTAAGTGGTAATGTATCTGGACTGAATTTAGAAGAGCAGAACATTTATCAAGAAATGTTTCTTCATCATTATTACAAAAAACAAACTAGAGATACCTTACGAGGTATTATCGACAATACAAACAACATTACAAGCGTCAGAGATGGCGAACAAACGATTTCTTTTGTAAATAGGAACGAGGTATCCAAAGTATATAAAGGACTCGCTCAGGACGCATATAGCAGGTTAGAAGACCTTGTGTATAGTTACAATAGCTACCAAGCAAGCCCAAGGCAAGTCGGTGGCATAGAATCAAGAGCGCAAACAACTGGCACTAATTAATTTCCCCAGAGTTTATCTCTGATAGCGTGATCTCTGCGTAGCGGGGGTTGCGCTTTTTTATGGGTACAAAAAAAACCCCGTCAAATTCGACGGGGTTAGTTTTAAATATTGAAGGGCTACTTAGCTGTTCGCTCCAGAAAAGAAGATATTGTTGTCTGCATCACTTGGGCCACCAATTTGGGTGGAGAATGTCAAATCAACGGTCTTATTCGATCCAATCGAGGAACTGAAGGATTCAGATTCAAGTTTTGCATTCTTAAGTTTGTACTTAGTAATCTCAGTATTTTCTCCAGCATTTTTGAATGTTAAAGTAATATCAATACCAGCAGAGCTATCAATAGTATCCGCAAGATTTTCAGCAGTAATTTCATTTACGATAGCAGAGACACTAAGTGTAGCATTCACTGGGAAGTCAACTGTTCTAGCGAATGGGAAGCGAGAACCAAGTCTCTCAAGTGGGCTTCTGCTCATAGACAGGGAAAGTGAAGCGCTTTGAACGTGAGCGCCAGCGCTACCATCAGAAATATCAACAATTGCATCACTACCAGCATTACCAAAGGACACTGTAACATCACCTGGGCGGAGCGCTGAAACAGTACTTGTTCCAGTTGTTGCTGCAGAAAGCGTTAAATCTCCAACAACTTGTGAACCATCTGATTGGCTGATAGACGGGAGTTCGATACCGCTGTAACCAACAGAGCTTCCGCTTGCATCTGTAACAGCATTAATATTTGCAGCTTCAAATGAAACAGAGACGGTTGGGATAGATCCAACAGAAGCATCGACTGTATAGTCTGTAAGGTAAGCGTTACCAATGCCAATTACAGGCATAGTACCAGCTTCAGTGGTTTGACTAATAGCGTCAATACCTTCATCAGCAGTAACAATAAATAAATTCTTACCAGAGCTTGCGGTCATGTGACCAGATGCAAAACCAACGTTAAAGTCGGAATTTGCGAAACCAAGAGCTTCTTCATTGAAGCCGTCTCCTAGGTAGTAAGAAGCATCAAAAGATACTGTTGGAGCTTCAAGAACAATAGAATCAATTCTAGCCAAAGAGCCGTACTGATTAATGTCTTGACGGGAAATGTTAAAAGAGTAGTTCGCAGACTGGACTCTTTGAAGTTGTTTATGATTTCCTGATGCTGTTGAATCAGCTTCTTCGGACACATACAACGCTTCGGATTGATAAATTACTCGATTTCTAGCCATAATATTTTATATTGTTTACAGTTTTTTTTGTTAAATGTGAAATTATTGTCTTGGGAATCTGTACTGAGAAACATCAAAGTCGATAAATCCTACTTTCAAATCTCCAATTGATTGTTTTTGCGCTCTATCAGAAAGTTTAGAAACAACAACATCTTCAATATACATAGGTAATTCGTCACCCTTGTAAGTGCTTGATAAACCTGTATAGTTAAAAGATCCATCTTTCAGGTCGCCGTATTCCGTAGATGGGTGGCCGCTAAATGGGATCATTGTTATTTCCTTGTGTCTAGCATCGGCAAAAATTGATAAGACTCCATCAAGGCCAAAAGTATCTTCTGCTAATACAACAGCCTTAATTGTCATTTTTGTTTCATCCTCTCCTCCAAAAGCAAGAGGGACATTTGTAACAGTTTCACTATTTATAAAGATAGCTGGAACAGCTTGGTCATATGGTTCAATTCCGCTTTCTGAATCGCCGTATCTGCTATTTTGTACGAATTTACTTTCTAAAATTAAATCCTCTTCTGTTTCGTTTGTGAGATAAACATTAAAATCTTTTACGGCAAAGGTGCCAGTGATTGTCTCGCTTGTTCCAAAATTGCCGCCAGTTTCAATAATTCTCCCATTCTCAAAATCAAAAATTATATCGTTCGCCCTGCCACTACCCATAAAAGATGAAGGTATAGTCGCTTCAGAGATAGTGGAATCATTAACCCATTGTTTGTAGGGGCTTGCATAAACTTTATAACCATCTGGCAATCTTGAATCATCAAAGTAATGTAGAGTCCCTGTTTTGTTTGAAAAAGCTTCTCCTTTTGTCAACAAGTGATTGTCAAACCACAAAAGGAAGCTAGTCATTACTTTGTGCTGATATTGTGGTTTAATAAGAGTCTCCTTTCTTTAAATTTTCAATCGCCAACAAGGGCTGTAGGTTGGAGTTTTGGGAAATTCGCTTCATTAAAATATATTTACACTTATAGTTCTAGGTTGGAAAATTCTTTTTCGTACTTCTTTATGAAAGCTGTAATGTATTGAGTATTCTTAAATCTTGACTTTTTTCTAACTTTGCGAGGGGATTGTACACCTAAACCAGATCTACTGTTTTGGGTTGATTTTAATAAATAGTATCCAAGTCCAGATATTCCTGTTTCGATACCCTTTGCCCAGCTTCTGCCACTTGCCCAAGGCATGGGGGTGACAGCGAAAACATCCCTTGGCTCTGGGAGCATTACAGAAAATTCAATCTCTCTTTTTGTCACTTTTATAAGTTTAAAGTCAGTTCTGAGTAAAACCTCTTCAATTGGGTCAATTGGATCGTATCCTTCTTCAAAACCAATAAAAGAAAAAAGATTGCCACTGCCGCCGCCAAGTGTGCCGCTAATATTTTTTGCGTTTATTCCTATCTCAATTTCTTTTGTGACGGGGTGGTTTAAGAATTCAGAAATCATTTGGTTTTTCTTTTTCTGAAAAGCCGTACGGAAGATCTTCCTAACCTGCTCCTTGGCAATGTTAGGTATTTGATTTTCTAAAGTTGTTTGGATTTCTGTGTAGTATTCGTAATTACTCATCTAGGGGTTTTAGAAAGAAGTGATAATATTGTGGGCCAAGCATTCCAGTTGCACTTCCCTTGCTTGAAATTTCATATTTGCGCCCTTCAAATTCACACCTTTTTGCCTCTTTGAGAATTTCAAATCCACTTGGATCAACTGTAATTCTTACAGATCCGTTAATTAAATCAATATCTGGTTGAGAATTTATTTCGCTGTCGGATAAAGTCTCGTCTTTAGCATTTATATATTTAATTCTAGCTTTAATGCTATGTGAAACAACTGTTCTAGAAACTGAGGTGTTTCCTGTGTTTGTTTTGCCATAAACACCATTATATGTAGAACTCGCTGCGATTAAAACTTTTTCTCCTTCTTCGTAAACAGTTATTGTTCTAGCAAAGGTTTTGTGTACATTGTCTATGATTCCTTGGAGTTGAGTTTTTAGGGTTTCTGATACATATGAAGTCGCCATGTCTACTTTTACACTTTTTTGTGTAACATATTCTAGGCAAAAGGAATGAAGGCTCAGGATTTTTTAAATGATAGGTCGGATTATTATATCCGTTTTCTGTTCAAATCGTTTTTGAACACTCTAGAAGATTTGCAATCTCATCACGAGATTAATTTTGGCAAGTTGTATGATAGCTTACCAGAAGAATATCACAATTTAGTCGATATGGCTGATTACTTTGATGATGATTATTTTGCGAATTATAGAAAAAAAGTACTAGATCTTGGAAATTCTGTTCTTCGGGATTATAATAATGAAGTGGGAAATCTCACTGTAGAATTTAGATTTAAAAATTAATTATGGCGCAAGGAAATATTTACAAGTTTACTCTTGAAAAACAAGAAAAACAAAAAGTAGAAGTAGAACGCAAAAACAAAGAGACTGGGGAAACAGAAACTGTCTTGCAAAACAAGACTATTAAGACTCCAATTGAATTTGTTATTAAAAAACCTACTCGTAGAATTATTGATGAAGCTGAGGCTCAATACGCTATTGAACTTAGTAAAAATATCAAAAAGGGTATTGTTACCAAGGATATGATGGTTAAGAAATATGCGGATACTGGGGGCAACCTAACTGAACAACAGGTTAAAGATACACTTAGAAAAGTTCAAAAAAGCAACGAACTAACAAATAAAATTCAACTCCTTACAGCAGCGAACAAAAAAGAAAATAAAGAAGAAATCGAAAAACTAGAACAAGAGCTTCTAGCTCTTCGCAAAGATCTTATTGAGATGGAAATGTCAATGCAGGGAGTATACGAACATACGGCAGACTCTCGCGCAGAAAGATCAGTGCTTCTTTGGTATACAATTCAACTTGCAAAAAAAATTGTAGAAGGCGAAGAGCAGTCGTTTTTTGATGGAATCATTTACGAAGATCAACTCGAAGATTTATATAAAAAAGATGAGAGCGAGAACGAAATAGAGAAAGAAGCTTTATCTAATTTTATGTTAATAGTATCTTATTGGTTTTACAACAATAATGCTACCGAAGATGAAATTAAGGAATTTTTAGAAAACCAAAAAAGTGAATGATGACAAACTAGCTGACATCATTGTTGAAGTGTTTGATGGGGTCACTGTCTTGGATTCAAGCTTTGGCCCCATTTATGTTAAACATTTTCACCAACTAGATACAAGAAAAATATTTTCTAAAAAAAGAGCTTACATTAAGGAGGCTGAAGGCAGGGGATTAATGACTGAAAAAGAGTCATTAGATTTATTAATTAAAGATAAAATGTGGGACATGGATTCTGAATCAGAAATTCAGGAAAAGAAAAAGTTCATAGACAACATGAAAAAATCTTTAACCAAGATAAAACTTCCTTCTCAAAGAGAGGGTCACAAAAAATTAATAGAATTAGAACAAGATAAGTTAAACAAGCTTTCTTTTGAAAGAGAAAAATTGGTTGGTTTAACGGCAGAAAAATATGTAGAGAAAAAAGTAAATCAAGAATTCTTTGAAAGTCTTTTGTTTTCCGATAAAGATTTAAAATTTAAAATCTATGATGATATTAGTTATGATGAAATGAACAAAATCAGAGAAATTTCACAGTTAGAAGATGTTTTCTTTAAAAAATTTTCTGATGATAATATATCAAGATCTGTTTTGTCTCCTTTTTTTGGACCTTATTTAGCTTATGCAGAAGATGTTTTGGGGATGTTTGGCACTCCGCTAAAAAGTTTAACCGCTTTTCAATTAAAAATACTTTCATATGCTAGAAGTTTTTTGAATATTTTTAAAAATACTCAAAAAGACATTCCTGAACATGTGGCAAAAGATCCAGGATTATTGTTGGAATTTTACGAATCTCAAAAAAATAACAACAACCAAAGAAAGACAAAAGCATCAGAGGGATCTGGGGGGACAACATATTTTGGCGCGAACAAACAAGATATAGAATCAGTCAAAAATTCAGATGAAAAAGTCATAACATTATCCGACGAAATTAAAAAGAAGGGTGGAAAATTGGATATGAAACAAATGATGGAATTGCACGGAGTTTAGGTGTAATACTATTATATGGCAAGAGCAAAAGTAGGAGTAGAGTTCACCCCAGTTGACAGTAGGAAGGTAGAATCAGCATTAGCTAGGATACAAGCCCAAGCTAAAGGCGTTAATTTCGGCAGAGGCGCCGAATCAATTAATAAACTCTCCCGTCCGTTGGGCAAGATTACTGGACAGGCCACTGAGTTCCAGAAATCGTTAGAAGCTTCTAATGCTCGTGTTTTAGCTTTCGGTGCGTCTGTCGTAGTCATTAATAAACTTTCTCAAGCTTTTGGCGCACTTGTATCTAACACAATTAAAGTGGAAGCGACTTTTGCAAAAATTAACACAATTCTTGGTGGAACAAGAAAGGAATTAGAAGCTTTTGGTAATGGAATTTTTAAGGTCGCCCAAAATACAGCGACATCTTTTGATCAAGTAGCCGAAGGTGCGTTAGAGTTAGCTCGCCAAGGTCTTAGTGTAGAGCAAACCCTTTCTCGTGTTGAAACAGCGTTGAAACTAGTTCGGGTAGCTGGCATTGATTCTCAGCAAGCTGTGGCAGGTCTTACTGCCGCGATTAAAGGCTTTGAGGGTGCGGGACTAACAGTAGCCCAAATCGGAGACAAACTTGCGGAAGTCGATACAAAATTCGCTGTGTCTACTGAAGATTTAATTAACGGTCTTGAGCGAGCGTCTGCATCCGCTCGTGTAGCAGGTGTTTCATTTGATGAGCTTTTGGGTATTATAACCACAGTTCAAGAAAGAACTCAGCGAGGTGGCGCGGTTATTGGTAACGCCTTTAAAACTATTTTTGCAAGAATGGGGAGAACGGACACACTCGCCGCTCTTCAGGATATAGGAATTTCTGTTTTAGATGCTGAAGGAAATGTAAGGGACGCAATTCCTTTATTTAAAGAGTTGGCGACAGAGCTTGATAAGATGGGATTAAAAAGCATCCAAGCTGGTGATATTATTCAAAAAGTTGCTGGAGTTAGGCAGCGAGATATTTTAATTAGTTTAGTTGAAGACTTGAACTCTGAGCAAAGCCAGTTCGCAAAATCACTAGGTGTTTCCGCTAGTGCGACTGGGGCATTGGATCAAAAAAATGCGAAATTGAATGACACCCTAGAAGCTTTAATTAATAATTTAACAACGGGTGGACAAAAGTTAGCGTCTGTTATCGGAGAAATTGGTTTTACGGACGCCGCGCAAGATATTTTAAAAGCTTTTTCTTCTGTTGTCACTGGAATTACGGATTTGCTTCAAGGGGATTCAATAGGAAGTAAATTCGCCCAAGGAATTGTGAAGGGTATAGGCGGAGTTTTAACTGGCCCAGGGCTTGCTTTAATTAGTGCGATTTTTATTAAGCTTTTTGTTGATTTAGCTAAGTTTGGAGCAACCTCACTTAAACAAATTTTAGGCATAAATAAAGCGGCAGCGCAACAAGCCACCCTTCAACAATCTGTTTTACAAACACTCCTTCAAAATGAAAACATCCAAAGAGAAATTTTAGCTCTTGAAGGTAACAAGGTTGCTCAAGAGCAATTATTGTTAAAAATTTACAACCAACAAGCTGCCGCTTTAGCTAGGGTTCAGAAGGCTGCTACTACAGTAACCCCTGGGCTTTTTGGCGCAGGTCTGCGTGGCGGCGAAGGAGGAGTAAAACCAAAAGGCAAAGCATCTAGTGGTTATATTGCCGCCGAAGCTCGTGATGTTTCTCGTGGTGTTGGTGGTGCGCCAGCAAGCGCTAAAGTTGTTTCAATTCCTAATTTTGCTTTTGGCGGCGGTAAGCGTGGCACAATGGTTGCTAACAGTAGCGAGTATTTTGTCCCTAATTATGCTGGTGGTGGTGACGCTATATTTAATCAGAATATGGTTAAGTCTATGGGTCTTCCTTCTGGCGCAAAAAAGATAAATGCGGCTGGTGGGTATGTTCCAAATTTTGCAAAACCTACAGTTGTACAGGATTCAAGATTTGCTTTAATTACTCCAAACAAAACATCAGGTACAATTGCTACTGGGAAGTCAAGCACTGGAAAAAGTTATAGCTTTCCAATTTTTGGATATAACGATGCAAAATTAAAAGGTACGGAAACTCAAGACTTTATAAAACGGGTTGGAGACTTTGGTGTTTCATTAGCTAATAAAGAATCAAAGATAATGACTGGCGGCAGACCATCTTCATCAAAAATTAATAAACTAGGAAACGCTGGATCAATATCTTCTTTAGCTGGTGTTATTTATGAAGCCGCTATAAGTTCTATATTAAAAAGTCCAGAATATGATTTAACTCAAACGGCTACATTTGATTTTGTTGGCGCTAAAGCTAGAAATGATATAGCAAAAATGTATCCTGGGCTTTCTCCTGACGCTAGATTTATAGAGGCTAAAATTTCTGGCAATACCAGAATATATAACAACATGGCCAATAAGATGGAAGGGTTTGGCGCTGGCGCAAAAACACTTCCAAGAAAAGCCTTAGGCCAATTGCAGAAAGCTAGGGTGGCTGGACCAAGTAGAAAAGCTGTTGAAAAAGAATTCAAAGGAGCAGCTTCTGGTTACATCCCTAACTTCGCTGGAGGCTTAGAGGGCGCGATTATGCGCGAACAGGCCGCAGGTCTTCCGCTTAATCAAATCAGAATTAATCAAAACGGAAAACTCCGCAACGCTCAAAACCCAATGGGTCTTGCTGTTACCAACACAAGAGACGAGCCAACTGGCGCAATTCCAAACTTTAATCAAGGTGGTATGATTAATATGCCCATGTCTAAAAATTTGGAAAAAATGGCAGAAAGAATGATTAAAGCCAACAAAAAACAGACGGCGTCGATGGAAGATTTTTCGGGTCGCTTGGTGACCACCTCTATAGCTTTAAGTTTTTTAAGTTCTGCTTTTAGTGGGGCTGGGAGTGGTATAGGTAAATTTGTCAGTGAGTTAGCTTTAGCGGGATCAATGTTATCTGGTTTGGCTATGTTAAAGGGGCCATTGAACAACCTTAGTACAAAGTTAGTAAATTTTGG